TAGCGGTGATCCAACCAAAGCCCCAATTCCGGCACCAATCCCGGCACCAGCCAATGCTCTAGAACCCGCATTCCTGGCCACGCCACCCCAGGTGGACCCCTTCTCACCAAGACCCTTTTCTGTACCACCAAGTAAACCACCCATCTTCGCTGCAAACCGCTGACCGGATGACGGTGTAGGTGTATCAAAAATCTCTCTAGCTTTGGCCTCGCCAGCCTTCATATCCAACCAAAATTTCAATGCGCCAGCAGCAATGGCAATTAAAGCAGCAGCTCCAATCAATAACGGCAGCAAGGCAGCCAACCCTGCTGGGAATAATGACAAACCACCCTTTCCAGCAGGACCTTTCTTACCCAATGCTTCCATCAAATCATGCGTCCAGTTGGCTTTATAAGCACCATCCGGGCTATTAAAAAAGGTAAACAGACCAGCAGCGATCGCAGCTGCCGTAACACTCCCACCAGATCCCCCGCCAGCACCGCCAGACCGTGTTCCACCGGATTCTGATGCTCCACCCACCCCAGGGAACCCACTCATCCCAGCACCCTTCAGGGCTTCATCTGTGGCTGTTGACGTTCTCCCACCCTTTTTATCAGCTGAGGATCCACCGCCAACGATCGATTCACCTTTTAAAGCCTTCTCTAAACCCTCACGACCAGGCGTTACCCTGGCTTCATTAACCTTGCGCCGTCCTGCTTTATAAAGCATGATCCCAAGCCCAAGTAGTGGCGATAATGGTCCAAGTGCAGACACCGCAACCTGTGTCGCAAAATCAGCCCCAAGAGCAGAAATGGATTGAACAACCCCCTTCGTAAAGGAGAATTTTCCACTCTCTTTCTTCTCTTTCTCGGCCACACTTGCTAAATCAATGGATTCTTTACACTCTCTGAACTTATCCCAAAATGACGCAATTCTTAATTTATCATTGATTTCTATGCGAACACCAACCAACGTATTAAAATAAAAGAATTGACCTTCTTCACTCTTAAGTTCACGACCATATATACCTTCAGCCATATCCATTTTATATGGATCATCCAGTGGCGGTGTCGGGATCTTTGTCAGAGCTTCATTCGCCCGGATCCACCACTCTAAAAGAACCATATCCAACGGACGCTTGTTCTTAAACTTTACTTGATCACCAGTAACACCCTGGGTTAATTCACCAAGATACCTCGCATTAACCGCACGAACATTATCAAACACACCCCTGGCAGCTTCATACCATTCCAGATCATGATCATTCGGCCTCTTCTTTAAAGAAGCAATGATCTTCATGGTGTACGCCTGAAAGTCCTGAATGGAATTGATAGCAATCTTAGATTCCCTGGTAGCCCCAAGCAAACCTTTAGATTCGTCTTCGGCATATTCCTTCATCCGAAACTTCAATTCATTCTGTGCGTCTTTTATGGACTGTGTGATTACGTTCATTTCATCGCCTTGTTGATCTCTTCAGTTTCTTTTTTCTTCTGTTCAATTAACCAACCATAGATGTAATTGAACTCATTCAAATCGCACTCTTCAAGATCTCTTAACGGTATATGCATGTGATACATAAGCTCACACTGCATTCGATACAGATCCTCAAGCTTCCTTACCGGAAGGAAGGAGGAAGTTTGCCCGAAAGGGCAGGGCAGTACTCCCCTCATGACCACACTTAGGACAAGTGTACTTAATCTTGTCCAACTCCGGTCCATGCACGAAATCTTCGTGAAATTTTCTAATAAGTTTAGTGTCACTCGTTGGTAAGTTTTCATACCAAGCGATGCGATCAATGATATCCCGATCATCCACGATGCTTACAATCCACCTATAAATCCAGGCATCTCCGAAACTCTTGCGCTTCTCCCAATCAGAGATTTTGATCTCATCATTTAAACGGAACAAACGCATACCATATATCTTCTCGTCGGATAAAGTAATGTTATACGGTTCAACAAACCCCTCCGGCAATTCTTTAACATTAACCGCTGCAAGATCCAAAGGCATAAGCGATCTTACAAAGCAATTATCACAAGTAACATCACAATCGATAATCGGTGAATAACTATTGATACGCAACCACAAGAGAATATAGGTCCGATCACCCAAAGTTAATTGGGCTGGGTCTATACCAGTGACTACATTTTGAAGCAAGGCGAGATACTTCTTTTCGATATTATCGACGTTCAATTCAGAAAGTAATTTCTCATCCTTACCTCTCAAAGTCCGTACTTTGATCCCTTCCGGCGTTACCCCCTCGTACACACATCCTCGTGAAGGCAGCTTCAACTGAGTTTCCATCAATTATCTCCTTATTGTATTTCGACTCTATCTACACTAAAATCTATAGTAAACTTAACCATCCCTTCATCGTTATAGTTAAGCTGGTAGGCTGGAAATGTTTTAGGAAACATGTTTATGAATTTATACTTATGTGTTTCTTCATATCTTTTACCCATTAAAAATAACCAACCGGTTTTAGCATAATTTGCTTTATATCCATATGTACCACTGGAATCAACAATAAGGCTTTTCCACGCTTCAAAATAGGAAATCACCGTTTTATCTGTCGGGCTTAAGATCGTGATCGTTAGATCCCCGATGTTTAAAAACCCCGCAGCATGGGATTTATATGCACCATGCCGGATATTCATCACATCCTCAAAATTATAATCTCCGAATTTTACATCTTGTATGTAAGGAGAGATAGCACTGCCATTACCGCCCACGATATCCGGGAGAATAAACTCCCAATTATATGTGCGCTGCACATCCCACTGAGCGATCTTGGCAGTGCTAGTTCCCTCTAACATTTATTACACCTTCTCCCAGGTATCAAACCTAAAGGTAATAGGAAGCATCACAACACCCTCGGTCGAATAATCCAGCGACAGTTTACCCATCGACTGAACCCAGCAACCCTTAAGCTTGATCTGCATGTACTCTTCGTCCTTCGTGGTGATCAACTGAAGACTGATGTCAGTCTTAATGTCAGTATCGCCAGCCCCGATGTTTGTAACATCATGGATTGTGCTCTGACACCAGTTGTAAAACGCCTGGAAGGTCTTGTTGTCCTCGGATTCAATAAACGTACAAGCCAAAGTGTGATCATACTTCAACTTACCTGAATACTGAAGGTTCGGACCCTGTTTATACGGAACCTCGATCGTTCCAAAAGAACGCCCAGGCAATTCACTCGTTAAGCATCTCAGCATTAACGTAGTCGTATCACCACCACCGACGGGCTGTGCAATGATCACGTTCCACAGATATACCCTGGCTGGATTGGTAATATTACTTTTCAATGTAGCATTTGACATGTTCATAAGATCTTTTCTCCTTTAAATTATATAAGTGTGCCCTGAGCGATTAACTCTTGAAAGCTCACACCTGTTTTAGTAACGATCGTAGTCAACTGGATGAACTCTGCAGTTCTGGACGGTTTCACGAACACATCAACCTTCAGCTCATTAGAATCAATGATCGCCGGAGTGTTGTTGGTAGTATCGCAAACCACCTTATATCCAATATCCCCACCCTCAGTCTGAAACGCACCCCTTGCAGCCATCTTCGCAAGGAACTCTTCAATAACCGCAGTAATGCGGAAACGTGTAAGAGTACTATTCGGTTCAAACACGAAAGATCTGAGCGCAATAGAGATCGCCTTCTCCAAAACAATAAGCATTCTACGAACATTAATACGATCAAGCGCAGACGCTTTCTTCTGCTGCGTCTTCTGACCCCAAATGCTAATACCTTCACCCCTAAACATCTGGATCGGATTCAACCCATTGGAATAGAGGACATCACGATCACCCTGGGTAAACACGTTTGAAACGCCCAGGACATTAAGTAACCCACGATTAAAACCAGCCGGAGCAAACCACGCATCGGCCACAGCATCGTTATACGCCATCTGACCAGCAATATATCCTGAAGGCGGGAGCAGCACGATCTTATCGTTATACTGATCATTCACCTTAAGCCAGGGTGTATACAGCGCACAATACGAAGAATTAAAATTCTGCGTAGCGTTTCTCCAAGTGGTCATAGCCGACACAGAAGTCAACTGAGCATCCGGGATATCAAGGACAGCGATACAATCCTTCCTGGTTTCAGCGATCTCTTTCATCTTGGTCTGAACCGTAGTGGAAGTTTCCCCACCATTGATCAGAATCCGAATATCAATATTGTCCGGGTTAGCAAAATCATCCCACCCGATATTGATATCAGAATCGCTCGGTGCAGATCCGTTGATACCACCACCAAGAATGATCGCAGTGGCGTTCTCTTTAGGCATAACCGTATCCGCTTGAGGACCATCGGCCACAACAATATACTTGCTGAAACCATTGATCTTATCTTCCAGGTACTGCTGCGCCCCATAACCATCGGTCTGGACCTTTCTCGAAACAGTCCATCTCTCCGCTTCAGCTGTGACACCGGCATCGTCCGTATAATTAACAACAATATCGAAAGTGAAATCAGCCAAAACACTGTTCTCAATAGCCACAGACACCTGACTATTCCATTCACCCTGATCTTTACCAAACACATAGAACAGGATATCCTCACCCGAAACCGTAGCGAAATCCGGTGTGATCGCACCAGTGCCCAACGCCACGTTGGAATCACCTGATGTGCTCTCCATAACCTTCAACCCGCCATACAACGCACCATTCACAACTCTACGGCAATACAACACAGATCCTCTGGCCAGATACGCCAATGCAGAATAATGAAAATAATTGCCAAGTTCCGGCTTACCATATTCATTAATAAACTGCTGCGTATTCGACATCAACTGAACGGCAGTCGACCCCCGGTTGGATGCTCCAACAATAGCCGAAGAAGAAGTTGATACTGCTGGAATTATTTCCGACAAATCAATCTCACGACTATAAACACCTGCTGATAAAAATGTTCCCATATTCATTCTCCTTTAATTAATCTTTTACCAAGCTGCCAAGCCCGTAAACCAATTTAAACCCTTTTTTAGTTCTGGACGTAAGTCCACGAAAACTATAAATTTCTCCTCTTGCATCTTTCCATCAACCCCAACATAAGTTCTCAAGATCTCCAGCTTGTTAAGGTCCAGGACCTCAACCGTAAATTTCCCATACAACTTCAAAAGATCGGATGTTGATACCTTCTTTATAAAAGCGTCCTTTGTTATCTCTTTTCTTTTGATATTCTCAGCCGTATGAGAATAAGTTATTTTTATCTTTCCCCAATTACTAATGCGCTTCAACCATCCATCGTAAGAGCGATCAAACGGATTAGGACGGATATCGGGATTGGACCAATTATCGGCCTCGGTCCTGCCAGCTACTGACGGCATCCCGACCACGCTACCTTCTAATAAGACTTCGTTTTCAAATAAGTTCATAATATTTATTCCGGTATTGTGTACGAAAAAATCAATTGATCTTCTTTACCCTTGTCCTGGACATACCCCTTAAGATAAATCTTTAGGATCGTCTTCTCTAACGCAACCCTCGGTAACCAGGCTTCGACTGTGATCGGGCATGTGTACAGAAACAACCGGCCTTTGTTATATGTATCGGAAATGGTTGAAGAATCAGTAATATCACCAAATTTTAGGTCAATTTCCATTGGCATATTGCCACCGAAATTTATATCCAAATTTGGATTACGATGAACCCAAAAGAAATACTCTTCAACAACCTGCTGAAGTTTATCTAAACTGATACTCCAGAACCCAACCTCGTACTCCAACAGCGCAGGAACGGTATATACTTTGGTAATCTCAGACAGTGAACTATCCGTATAATTAATGTAGGTACCTTCCCTGGCCAACGGTGTACGCTGCCTTGCAAAATCCCGATTGGTTGCCTTCCTCCAAACATGTATAAATTCTGATTTGTTCTGCCCCCTCTTTTCCACGATCTCACGCTGTGCGATCTCTCTAGGAAGAAAGATAATGGAACTGTTCTCCGTGTCCGTTGAACTATCCAAACCCATAACGTGTTTGAACTTCTCATACACGAGGTTCCTAATCCCGAAATCAATCAACCCTATAGTGCTCGTTGGTGCTGGCATTTAATTCCTCGAAAACCCTTTAAGATCACCACTAAAACCGTGTGCTTTTTGAATAGCCGATTTAATGATCTGTACCTGTTTATTCAACTCTGGATTGTTCTCCAAATCCTTCTTCACATATGTTTCAGCGATCTGCTTCTTGGTCCACGCAATATGGTTTAAAGTTTTCAGAACAATACTTTCCAGGATCTGCATTGACCCATAATCCATAGCCCCGGAATACGCAAAGACCATTTGATACAAGCGGGAATCAATATCCTTTAAGGCATCTTTATTGACATCCTCAGCCCTATCGACCGCTTTGATCAAACTCTCCTGAATGGTAAACACTGGCATCTTCTTTTTCATTAGCGTTTCCTTCTTGGTGCTACTTTATAAATGGAAAAAATCATCCTATCGTGTATGTTCGGAACAGCACTACTGATCACTTCAAACTCCTCAGTATCAAACTGATTCGCTGGGATGTTCTCAATCGGAACCTTCATATAAGACCCGATCGGAACATCGTACTGTTGTTCAATATGACAAAGAATCGGCAACTCATTTTCCGTATACAACCCAAGCTTCCTAAGACGATACTGATCCGGCTTCCACTCGAAGAACACATGTGTTACCACCGGTGTAAATGTACGATCATCTGTTGTCACATATGCATCCAGGGGTTCAAGAGCAGTGCTATTCTTAGCCCGATACAACTTAACCTCAATACCCATAATACCCACGATCACATTGTGAGCTTTCCGGTACGCTTGTATTGTGGCTTCAGGTAACATTCTGCTCATTACAACCTCGTCACTTCCCCAACATACGAATTAGGAATATCCTTTTGGATCTCTGCGACCGCTGCAGTAGCCTCTTCTGGACTATCCACAAACACATCCACAAAGATCTCGCCACGAAAGCGTTTCTTACCATCAGAACTCATTAATTCGATGAGCTTCTTCATTTCTTATCTTCCTTCTTCGCCTTCTTAGACTTCTTGGCCTTCATCTTCTTAACCATATCGTTGACCTTACCGGTCTTACATTCATCCAGGACAACCTTCTCGGTTTCAGTAATGAACGCTTTTTCTTTCTCGGTAAGTTCCTTCTTAGTCTTCAGATAAGCGCAAAGGATCGCCTTCTCAGCTAACTCCGTGATCTCCTTCTCAAGCAACGCATCCATCGTTTCCTTTGAACTATCCGGTTTGGCCGGTAACTTCGATTCATTCGGAACTTTGGAATTATCAGCAGCGAAAGACTTCTCAAGATCAGCAACCTCAGCACTGGCCTCTTTAGCCAACTGCTGATTATGGAGATCCATTGTGTCAACAAACACTTCTAATGAAGGACCTATCGGCTGACCGGCTTCCAGACGTTTCCTGGCAAGCATCAACATGGCATCTTGCCACTGAACGGTACCAAAC